TGAATACCCGATTTGGATGATATTCGCACCGAGTAGGTACTTGCCATTTCGCTTTATGCGTATATCGTGGTTGCCAACATCGAGCAAACCGAATGGGTCGTCTTTGAACCCTGCCCCCTCGAGCAGTTCTTCATATCGCATTAGGTCTATTGAGAATGTAACGGTTTCGACGTCATTCAATGACTTCGACCATGTGAGGTCTTTGCAGAACTGCCTTATGTTGCCGAGTGGCTTTCCAGACTTAGACCATACTTCTATTTCGTACTTTGCCATTAGATTGAGTAATACCCTGACTTATATTTAATTTGCGCTGAGCCTGCGTCTGTATCGACAGCAGATTGTAGTACCATGCTGTTATTGCCAGAGCTTAGCGTTATAAACTGCGAACTTTCGGTTTTGAGGTCAAATATGTCCATGCCGTTCATCGTGATAGTCTCGAACCTAGAGTCAATAACTATTTCGTCGTTTGCCGACATATCGACACTGATTTGCATTTGCTGGTTGGTCGTGTAGTTGACGATCGTTGGCGAGTGCAATGGGCCAGTCAATATAATCGTCGGGAGAACTTCGGAATTGCCGGTATTTACCACGTTGCTTGCTGTGCCACCACCTGTAATCTGGAATGGAACATTGAAGTTAATCTCGAACCCACCAAGCAAACGCTGAACTAGCAGTGTTGCAATCAAGTCGCCACCGCTTGTGTTGTCGTAGATAAGCGGGTCATCAGCTCGGAAGTTGATTGAGAATGTTTGTGCATTTAGAAGTGTGCCAAGACTCATAGTAACGCTCACAACGCGAACGTCCACAATGTAGGAAGAACCGGACTCCGTAACGAACGATAGTCGAAGTTTTCGCTTTGCTAGCAACGCATTCAGCTGTTTACGCTTCTGTTCGACGACTGCTACATCGTGATTAGCAATGACACCGTTAATAGTAATAAGCCTAGCGTCGAAGAACTGCGCTGATGTCCAACCTCCGTCTGTGCCGATATTAGTGCCAGATGATGTGCGAATGTCTGGGAGCGTAGTTAAGCCTGTAATATCTGGCTGTAGGTAGGTTGAGTTTTCTACAGAGTTCAGGTCGTAGGTGGTCGTCCCGTCTGTAATGGTCATTTGCATGTGATTGTTCATATTCCTCCTAAGCCATTGCTACGGCGTAACCAAGCTGTGCAGATGCGAGTTTCAGGTCAAAGCCGTCGTTAATAGTGATGTTGTTGTGCTGTACGACCCTAGATTGTGCCTCTGGAGTTGCAGTGCCGTCTACTGCAACAGACGTTCTGAGACCTGCGCTTAACCTACTATCTAGTTCAGACATCTCAGCTAGTGCACCTTCTCCCATAGACCTCATTGCGCCAGACACCTTGTCTGCATTGTCGTCGATACCATTGACAAGACCTTCGTCGATATACTTACCAATCTGCGCCATAACCTTCGACGGCGAGTGAATACCGAAGAAGTTCTTAATGCCTTCAAGTGCGCCAGAGCAGAACTCTTGAATCTTCTGCCCTGCCCAAGTTGCTGCGTCTTGAATACCTTTGACTAATCCTTCAACGATGCTTTTGCCTAGCTCGAAGGCGCCGCTAAATGCGTTCTTGATTTTCTCCCATATGTCTTTGAAGTAATCGACAATTCCACCGATTGCTTCTTTGATGCCATTTTTCACACCGCTGAACGTGTTCTTAAACCACCCGATGATTGGGGCTAAGAAATTGCTAATGGCAGTTCCCAATTCACCTATCTTTTCGCCAATAAACTGGAATACCGCAGTGATAGCGTTAGACACATCAGTTATTACAGTGGCAATGCCTTTTATCACTGGCGTAAGTATGTCTGTGATAGTTGTAGTTATAGCGGTTATTACTTCTATTGCGGTCTGTATTGCCGGCCATAGGAAGTTAAATAGTCCGGTCAAGATACTAAATATTCTATTGAGCGTACCAAAAATGACAGTTGCGAGTACATTGACGATTGGCTGGATCAACGGCATTATCGCCGATAATATCTCAGTTGCTTTGTCGAATAAGAAGGTCAGTACTTCGCCAATTTTTCTTAGACTGTCGCCTATATTGCCTATAAATTGTTGGAATTGCTGATTATTTGCGATCGCGGTGATTTTCTCCCAGATGACTTCAAACCCCTTCCTGAAGTACTTTATAGGGCCACCCATGGAGTCGATATTTTTGACAAATTCTGGTAGGTTTCTAATGCTACTGGCAATTCCGTCTGCTACGTCAGAGAATACAGAACCAAGTCCTGATGCAGTCCATATTTTCTCTTCGACCTGTGCTACGGCATCGACTATGGTGTTTCTTGCGTTCTCCCAAGACCCAGATAGTGTAGCAGCGGCGTTGGTCTTAGCGATTTTCTCGTTCTGAGAGTCGAGCTCAATAAGCGAGTTCAAGAAATCTCTAGTCGTTAGTTCGCCCTTGCCGAGTGCCTCTTTGAACTGGTTGATGTCCATGCCGTTCATTTCGGCAAGAGTCGCAAGCGTTGGGGTCAAGCCACTGTTACGAAGCGACAGCCATGTCTGCGCGTCGAGTGGGCCGTCGAGAGCGACCTGAGAAATCTGAGTAATTGCATTAGCAATGCCATCAGTAGTACCACCAGCGGCCAAAATCGCATCGGACAACGACCTCGTAGCATTAGCCGCCAAGTCTATGTCTTTCCATGATGCAGTAAGTTGTAGAAAGCCATCTGCTAGATCTCCAGTCGACGCAGCGGTGAGGTTCGCATTGTTGCGGAGCATCTGCATGTGCTTGTTTATGGTATCTGTCTCGTACCCCATCTGGCTGAGAGCGTTGGACGTGCGAATAACTGAGTCCATAACGCTAGACGCGTCTTTCACGATACCCACTATCGCGTCCGTGGCCTTGCTAGCGATAGCTTTGATACCACTCAATATAGCGCCACCAACGGCGACGCCCATGGCTGTGCTCTTAGTTATTTCCTTGCCTAGACTGCTGGAAATATTTGTTCCAGTGCCCTGAATGCCTTTCTGGATTGCGCTCTGCACACCGTCGAGTGATGGTTTAACATTCACCCACACTGTGCCGATAGATGAGCCACTACTAGCCACTTTAAGTCCTTTCTACTTGTTACCCAGACTTAACCGCTTCTGTGGCGTGCATTTTTTGCGATTATATCATTATTTGCATGCTTTTCGAGCAGACGAGATTATCGCATTTCGGTATTTACTTGCGATAGCCGTGCGATACTGCTTCGGCATAGTAGTACGGACTTCGCCGTGGTAGCGTAGACCACTGCGTTTATTCGGTGCTCCAACTTCGTATTTGACAGTTGGGCCAAACTCTCGCTTGATTATCTGTCTAGTTCTTTCGGCGCAGGCTTCTGTAACTTTTTGTACAGTGTCTTGCGTCATATGCTGAAGAATTACCGCACCTCCAGTAACGTCTAATTGAAATGTCGCGTCTTTCACTTCCTCTCCTTTGCTAATAATTGCTTTATGCTGTCGATGTCTGCCACCATTTGCCCAGTAGCTTCGATGTTGTTGCGTGATTTAGATTTACTAGCTTCTCTACGAATAAAGTCTGGTACAACCGACTCTGGTATTTTAGACTTTTTGCCAGCGTCCTTCGAGAGCATATGTATGATCATTCGTGTAGAGTCGGCGATTGAAGCTAGATATGATTCTTTCCACCCCCATTCTGATGCAGGGTTTACCGCTTTGAACACCCTACAGCCTCTTGGAAGTTGCGACATTAGCCTAGAAGCTCGAAGTGGACGGACGGTTGCAATATCTAGTCCGTAGTACTCTTGGAAATCGGCTTCTAGTTCGTCGTAATGCTTAGCCCAAGCTTGAGCTAAGCCTGCGATTTTGGGAAGAGCTTAAAGATTGCCTCTACTACCTCAGTGAGGTCTGTGGTAATGCTCATGCGACCATGCTTATTAACATAGTACGCTTTGATATTAGCGAACTCGTCGTCACCGATTATTTTCTTAATCACTGGGAGCAAATTATTTTGGGCACTATCACTAAGAGCCTCAATAACTTCGATGTCGTCAAGCTTCTGCGGGTCAATCTTAAACTTATACCCGCCGTTGTCGATGCTTGCTTCTACTAATTCTGCTTTCTTTTCCATGTGTCTCCTTTGCTCAGATGTTACCAATAAATGCGATTATTGAAAGCGACAAAAAGCCACCCTTGGGGATAGGTGGCTCTTCGTACTAAGCAGTTTGAGCAAAGTATTTGGTTGCGTAGGTATGGTCTACTGGGTAAGCCTTGAATGCGGCTGGGTAGATGATTGCCTCGCCGTCGGTGTAGCTAACTTCACCAGAGCGGTCAACAATCTGCGCAGCAGGCAAGACGATACGCTCAACGCGCCCGCCAGTAAGTGCAAGCTCGAATACAACAACGTGGCGATCGAGCGTGTCTGCAGTAACTTTGACAGACGATAATGCTCCACTTTTATCGGTTACGTTGCCGTCACCGTAGATGAGCTTCATTACTTCTACGCTTGTCTCGAGCAGATTTACTGTGTAGGTGGCCGAGAAGCTAGATTGACCAGACAATACTGTGTCTCCACCCCATGCAGTGATGTCGGTGGTGTCAGTCTCAATGCTTTCGACTAACCCGTCCTCGGAAACATAACCGAGGTTTTTGAACGCCTCAGCTAGAGGCGTAGTTGCGTCGGTTGGTAATTCAGTGCCAGCTGGGGCGACAAAAACAGCGCCAGTTGCCTTTGGCTTACCAAATGATACTTTAGATGAGTCCATAATAACTCCTATTTTTTGAGTAATCGCCCAACCATAAAATGGCTCGGTGTTATGGACTTATAGTATCTATAATTAGACTAATTAAAAGCTGATAGTAGTGAGTTCGTCGAGCATCTTGCTATCGACTTCAGCCAGCGATCTACCGCCCGCTACGTCAGTTATGACCACTCTAGAATTGCTATTCTTATTGCCACTGAATGCTCCGATAATAGCAAATACCCAACCGAATAGTGCATTGAATAACAGCGCTTTACCAAGGCTAAGCTTCTTCTTGCCTTGGCGTTGGACTTCAACGCTCTTTATATTATCGGTGGTCAAATAGACCTTCCTCTGGCCGTTGGTGGCGTATATGCCGTTGTTATCTTTCCCCAAACGTTTCAGCCCATGGTTTAGCATTGAGCCTGCAATTACAGTTCCTTTCATATTTTGTAATTTAGCATATGTTTTTAGATTTGACAAAAACCGCCGTTTCAAGTGTTTTCGACGCCCACTCGAAGTTGTCGGCGGTTTATATACTTTCCCACACATGGTAGGTAAGCATCTCTATTATACTAAAACCTGATTTCTGCAAAAAATGCAAGATATAACATTTGATGCTTCATTACATTACAATTACATTAAACCTACCACTGTTATTTTGCTTCGTGGTTGCTTCAAAGATGTAATATTGTTACATTAAAGATTTAACAGAAACATAAAAGTTTGTGTCTTTATATGTTTTTCTATCACCAGTCTATCGGACATACTATAAAGTAACTATAAAGCTATCTACCTCTGTTAAGCGTAGTTACTATAAAGCACAACATACTCGTCTATCGGACATAAGCAACCATTCTCGTCAAGTCACGGAAATGGTAACAAAAAAGCCCTGCTACCGGCAGAGCCTTTTTATTAAGAGAGGTATAACATTCTCCAAATAAGTATCTATATTATATCACAAAAAACCACCACACTTAACCCCGGCATGAGAGTCAAGTGGTGGTGGTCGGGGTGTATTTATTTAACTGCTCTGGGCAGACACCCCTAGCGCTTGGCTATATTATATCACTTTTGCAATGTCGCACTCGGTGGATTGGACGACATTAAGTGGCGACCAATGGCCACTCATCAACACAGCCACGAGCAACAACAATATCAACAATAAGCAAGATTACAACCAGTACTCGTTCACCGTCCCAGCAAACGGTCGCTACTTCGTATCATTCACCCAGCAACTCGGTAGCAACGCCGCAAACGGTTATGGATTGACGCTCAAAATTAAACTCGACGGCACGACTATCTGCCAATCTGGCGCGGCAATCACTGGCAACGCTGCGTATATGTATGGAGCCGTCTCTTGTGTGGTATCAGCAAATGCCGGACAAGTTATCACTTGCACGGCAACTGGTGGTAGCACAAACTCCACCTCCACTGCGAATGGTCGAGTATCACTTGCAAGGATTGCTTAGAGCCACGACTAGGCCGATTATGGTTCTAGCCAATCTTGATGAGCAAGAGTGAGCCGTTCTTCATGGCTCGTACAGATGCTATCGACGACGGTCGCTGGGCGAATAGCTGGACACTATTACCTGTTAACGTTATCTGAGTCATGCCAACGGCTGGCGGATAGACCCACCCATAGCTAGTACTCATAGAGATCTGGCAAATTTGTTCAGACTTCCCATCATACTTTAATCCGGTAAAAACATCGCCACCCTCAGTACTCGTCTTGTTCAAGCTCAGAACCCCAAACGCTAGATATGTGCCGGGTCGCAGGTTGTTTATCGTGATAACTGTGGTCTCACCAGTGCCAACATTAACATCTGAGCTATTATGTGCAAAGTATGTCATTGTCGTAAAATTCACCTTATCTGACGTTACAGCTTTGTTGGCGAGCTTTGGGGTGGTGATAGAGCCGTTTGTAATGATTGAACTTGTCGGCGTTACACGCGTATCGGTAATTTTGAAGCTTGAAGCGGCGCTTGAACTCTTCGGGACAGTAACATTGGCAAGTACCATATATGGATTGCCTGCGCCGATTGACGATTGAATTGTAGCGGTGCTTGGAGCAGTCGGCGCAGATGCTGGCGTGCCTGCTACTGATTTGAACTTGATAATACCAAGGTCTGTATTATCTACTACGGAAGTGCTAGCAGACACAGATTTGTCAATGTAGGCTACTACTGAGTCCATGCGAGGGTTAGCGGTAGACGCGGCGTTAATGGCTACTGTAACTGGCGCATCAATGGCAAATCTTACGCCACTCAGCGTGCCATTCCCAATAATACCTGCTCCAGTAGATACTTTTACGTTCATGCCAGAGCCGGCAGACACTTTTAAGTCTGACGGGCTGGCTACAATGCTACCGTTATTCGACGAAGCAATTCTCGTCTCGAATGCTGTGAATGCGTCTCCAGAGTAGAGACCACCGTTAAGGTTATAAACTTTATTCGCCATATATATCACTCCTTGTGGTTGGTGTTACGCTTGCTAGTCTTTGAACTCCAGATATTCCTATCTCGGCTAATTCCTTCTTCTTGAACCATAGGTCGCCCGACGGATTTGTGTATTTGTAGTTTTCTGAATATGGTCCTGCAGTCTGCGAGTAGCTATCTACTGGTAGGCTGTCCACAGGTGTCTGCAATGCTCGTTTAACTGCTTCTAATACTACCCACTCGACCACTTGAGCGTAGTTATTTGTCGTATCGCTAGCAATGCGCTCGTCAATATCTTTGCCACTATTGTTTGCGATTACTCTAAGCCTAGCGCTAGCAATGTTTATAAGGTCATCAGCCCGAGCTTTCTCATCGTCGTTAAGTGGTCTCCAGAACGCTTCTAGGTCTGCAACGGTAGCGAGTGGTGCTGTTGTAGGTTCAGCCATTTTTAACCTCCAATTTAGATATTTTGTCCATAAGCGTGCGAATAAACGAGTTGCCACCCATTGCGTAGTATCGGTCGTATAACCCGTCCAATTCTGCTAGCTCTTCTTCGGTAATATACCCTCTGTCTATACATCTGTCGGCACGTTCCTTTATCTTTGAGCGTAGGATTGCCAAGTCATTAGCAGACAGTTTAGCGTCCATATGCTTGATTAGCTTTGTGTTAGCGTCAGCTTGCTTGAGTGCAACACAGCATACGATTGCTGCTACAGCCGAGCATGTCGGCCCAATGCTGTCCATTATTGAGATTATTGCGTCTATCATTGGTTGCTCTCCGCAGTCGGCATAAACTCAGTCGCACTTGTGCTAGCACGAGCTTTTGATAGCTCCTCAGCTTCTGCCGTAGATATACCAAGCATACGGTATGCCGTGGTCGTGCCTTTAAGCTCAGGCATAACCTCAAATAGCTTGTAGATAGCGTCCCCAGCGGCTCCAATATCGAGTTGGAATATAGGTTTCCAGCTTGGTCGAAGCGTGTCCCATTCTGCTGGGTATGAGGAAGCGCCATTCTGGAGCATTGCGAGGCTAATTGCTATTTCTTTTATTTCCCTTCCCATCTCGTCTTGGCAAGCTTGCGCCTCTAGCAAGAGGTCATCAGACATCGACTTTAGGGATTCAGCGCTAGTAGGGTTAGAGGTCTCGTAACCGAGGTTTCGCAATGTGAGTGCGGTTTCTGCGCAGAAGTCCCTTGCCAAGTCCTTTTTCTGATCGCTGAACTGGTTAATTGTCATCTGTGCGAGCTGGCCAACCGTAGCCGCACCGCCATCTTCGTCTTTAGTTACAGTCCATATCTTACCAAGTGCGGTCTCGAAATCTGCCCCGTTCAGTGCTTCCTCTGCAACACCTGTGATGTAGCGTTGTGGGGTCGAGTAGAACTCGCTGGCAATCTCGTAACGTACTTTGAGCCTTGCTACCTCGTCCACAATGCGTCGCACAGTGTTAGATATGCGAGCTTTCCCGAGTGGACGGTCGGCACTTTGCCTATGAGTGATAACATGCAAAAGTGGTCGCCCAGTCGGGTTGTTTACAATCCTGACTAGCGCATTGTTCTCGAAATATGCCGTGTAATCTGGCGTAAAAACGATATAGTCTTGCGGTACTAGACCAAGCCTGCTCCACATCTTGTCGCAATCGTCGCAGAACCCGTAGAAGCGCGTAACTGCAAGTCCGACTGATAGCATGCCGGTATTCTCGTCTACACAACCTGTTGCTTCGGCCGCCGTGAATGGCAATAGCTTGAGCTTGCCGTCGTTCTCTGTGATAGCAACAAAAGAACACCCAGCGATTAGTGTGTCGGTGGTAGATTTTTCTATAATTGCGTAAGCCCCAGCGTCTGTGAATAGCTTATTAGCTCCCATCGTGTCGTTGGCGAAGCCATCGAAGTTCAAGCGATCGCCTAGTGTATTTACTGCACGACTTGCCCAGCCGATTCCTGGCTTGATTCTCGCCAAGTTCTTTGGCATAGCAATGCCATAATCTTTTGTGGCTTGGTCAGCGTTATAATAATCATATTTGTTTACGACTGCACAAGCATGATTTGCCAAGTTTGTCAGTAGCTTCTGTGCAATCTCTAAGATTTCTTTTTCGGTGTTGTCTGGCATTTATATTCCCCTTTTCTTCTACCAGACTTAACCGCTTCTGTGGCGTATTTTACTTGATTTGATTATAGCACGGTTATAAAACCACGCGATTTGAGCATTGACACTCGTTTTTCGTCGTCCTCGCTCCATTTGTCCCCGATTTTGCGAAGTTTGTTGTTATTCAGGTCATAGAACTCAATATTTGCAACAACGCATTTTTTCTTGCCGTCTAATTTGGCTTCTGAGGCGTTTTTAGCAGTCTTTACGGTTACTTTATCGTCTTTTACCGTATCGCTTGCTGTGCGCTCTTTTACAGGCCTTGATTTCGCTTTTGCTATGCTCATGCTCCTCCTTTGCGCTTTTTATTCGGATTTCGGTAGTTTTTGACTAGTCCATTGCGTGTTTTATAGCCACTCACCACGATTTTCGCTCGGCAGTTATCGTGACGACGGAATGCTTCAGATGTTGGGTCGATAAATGTTCCGACATGCTCCGTGCACCATTTGCAACAGTTCGCCCTTTCGGTTCTAGTAAGCGTCGGGTGCTTGCCGAGGTCATGAGCTACATTGAATGCGTCGTAGGTAGCTTTGCTGATTGTGTCTTGCAACCATAGGTTGATTGAGCTGGTGGTCTTCGCTGCTCCTCCAGTAACGACTGAATCGCTTGCAACCTTCGCTATGCCATACACACGGTTCATGTCTATGCCAGTTCCTACAGTGCCTACTACGTCCATATCGAATGTTGCCATGTCGTAGATGACGTTGTAGACATTCTCGCCAACAGTTGAGAATAGGCGCTCTAGCATAGCCTGGCGAACTTCTGGCTCAATTTCTGGGTTGTTTATCAGCGCCACTGCTTTGAGTAGGTCTTTGTCGATAGTGTTTGCTAACTGTAGATAGTCCATTACTCAAAGCTCCACTCGCCAGTTTCTGCGATTATCTTATCGAGCAAGTCTACAGTCTCTTTCGCCCGACGGTTTGAATAAACTCTTGATCTAACTGGGTCACTTTTAGCAACTAATGCGTCTATCATTTTAGATGCTTGCAAGTCTGTGGTAGCGTCTAGAATTGCATCTATGCTGTCGGCATTGCTCACGGTCTTTGCGTCGGCAGACACAATACCAGCGGAAATAATCATCTCCTTGAACTCTTTGAACTCTTTGAGCTTCTTAACCGCTAGGTCCTTGATGTATCTTCGCTGTATTGAACTTGCCATGTTAAATCATATATACCAAAGTTTTGGCAAATAAAAAGCCACCCTTGTGCGAGGTGGGGTGGCTCTTAGATGTTTGTATTAGGCATCAGCTTTGGTGACAACAGCGAACGCTTTGCCGTCCATGATGGCGAAACCGATGTAGGCTTCTGCACGAATAGCAATTTGGTTCATACGCTGGAGGTCGCCAGCACCATCTGGATCACCGTATTCGATGAGGTGAAGTGGGACGTTGCGTGCGATACCCCATTTGAATGCGCTGAAGTCGCCCATGATAGCCTGGGCACGTTTCGTGTTTTGCTTAACAGCGATTTCGTTCTTTGCGCTAACAGTGTCGCTTGCAGCTGCATTGAGGCCTTGGAAGCTATCGAAGTTGAAGCCGAGACCAAGCTCTGGGTAAAGTGGCGTGCCAGATTGCGTGGTTGTGCGTGCTAATTTGCCAGCGAATGCTGGGTCAAGCGCAATACCAGTGGCGCTGTAGCCATTGTCCTGAAGAGCGGAGGCCAAGCTGTTGACGTCTGCATTTGCGTTGTCGGTAGCAACAACCTGAGTTACACCGTTGCTAGCTTTCATGAGGTAGTTAGCTACAGAGTCGCTGACCGTACCAGTGGCAGGGTTAATGCCGTAGATTGCGATAGCGTCGACTGCACGAGACAAGCCTTTCATGATGTTACCAGCGAGCGCTTCGATAAGACCGAGTTGGTATTCCTCATCGGCATATTTAACTTCGTCGCTGTAACGGTAGGTAAGCTGGACTTTGTAAGTCTTCGCTACAACCTTCGATGGAGCACCGTCCATGCTGGACTTGTTGCCACCTTCGCCTACGAGCTCAGCTTTTGGAGTGCCAGTGAAGGTAAAGATGTCAGTAGAACCGACCATAAGTTCTGGGTCGGCAGCAGCTAGGCGTGGAAGAACGCCGTCGCGGATGTTTTTCTTCCATACGCCCTTGGCGGTAAAGTCTGCCAAGTTAAGAGTGGAAGTAGATAGTGGAGTTGCCATTTTTTCTTATTCCTGTCTATTAGGTTAATCTTTTTTTGGCCCGAATAGCGAGTGTGCAACTTCTCCAAATTCCGAATGCTTCGGTTCTGGTTTTTGTTGCTTGTCTATACTGATTGCTTTAGCAGTGCTTCTTGACAGCTTTTCGGCTCTCGCGCGCATTTCTTCTGCATTAGCTCCAGTTACAAACTCTTCAAGTTCAGACGAGATGTTAAACTCTCTCAGTAGATTAGTTTTTTCTGCACTAAGTTTCGCCTGCTCCAGCTGTTTAGCAAGGTCATCTTTTTGTGCGTTAATCTCGGCTAGCTTGTTCTCGAACTCGGACTTTTCGCTACTCAGACTCTCGACTTTAGATTTTAGGTCGGTATAGTCTGCGTATTTTGCGCGTTCACGTTCGAGGCGCTTGCCTACGATTTCGTCTACCTCTGTTTGGGTAAACCCCTGAACTTCTTCGTAATTTTCGCCATTCTTTGTGTAGAATTGAGCCATTCCATATTTCTCCAGTTATGTGCTGTTATTTACAAAATACATAACTCTCAAAAAATAAAAAGCAACAAAAAATGCCATAGGTAAGGGTGGGCATCACCTATGGCACATTCATTGTATCGCAACTACGAAGAATTGCTAGCGTCTATACCAAACACTGAAGTCAATAAGATAGCTAAAGTATTGCAACCGCTCGTCGCCAATATTACTTGCTCCGTATACCTTTGCCTTTGCAATGTCTTTATCGTAACTCGCTAAAGAATCTTCTATCTTGTCGCACACATCACTCGCTACAGTCGCACAGTTAAACTCTGAATCCTTGTCGTAAATCTCTATCTGTAGGTCTGCTATGTCCATGACTTTTGTGTCTCGTTCTCCACCATCACGCCTAAGCACGGCAAACTTGGACGGTAAGTTCTTTGGCTTTTGGGCTGAGATCGGGTAGTCTGGGAATTGCTCCGAGAACCATTTGATAACGATTTGTTCGGCTATTTTCGTCTTACTCATAGAATGCCTCCCCTCTAAAATATCTGTCCCAGTTTGTAGGGCAGTTCTCGTCCATAAACGCCACTGAGTCGCTGTCTATTTTGAATTTATGACCGCCCCATTCGACTGTAGAGTTCGATATATCACCCTTGAATGACTTCGGAAGATGTATGCGAACTTGTAAACGTTGCTGGGCTAGTGCTTCAGCTTCTCTCTGATTGCTTGGCTCTGTAATTGGAGCAATTAAGCAACCATCAACAGTAACGTCCTCTTTGGTATAAGTGGGGTTATTGAAGTCGTCAACGCCATTCTGGACATTCCTTGAGAACACTAACGATATAGTTTTCATAACTTGAATTTAACACGGCTTTATTTCAATTTCCACACGAGGGTTGTCTTTGTCTACTCCACAGTCTTCTATGTGTAGCGACTTCACTATACTGTAGTTGTCATCGGCTATCACCTCGCCTCGCACTAGGCCGTCTAAAACACTCGTTGCTACATTGTCTAAATCTCTTTTGATATTGTCTTTTCGATACAGCCTCATGTAAACTGACGACGGTCTATTTATGGCAGAGCGCCCTCCACGTTGGGTAGAGAGCTCTCTTGCCATATGCTTCTCCATGTCTTTCGCTTTCTTGCTTGCGACAATCATTGGCTTGCCTGTGCGGCGGTTTGTTATTATCGACTTCGAGTTTTTCTTTGAATAGATTACACCTTGGTAGGCGAGCTTCATTATTCCTCCTTAACTGCTTCGGCCGTCAATTCTGGCAAGTGCGATAATATCTTCTTGTCTAACAGGTCTTTGAAATCATCCTCTCTGAGCAACTCTCGCTCAACTTTATCGTATGGGATCAAGGCAAAATGTCCTGTTTTTGGCAACGGGATCTTGATGTAGCCAATCTCACTCATTCCATCTCCTTTATTAGTGCATCGCTAAGCATCTTTTGAACTTCTAACAAGATAGATAAATATGGCGTTGGTTCTACGCTATCTATTATGTTGTCTACCCTTTTAGAAAGATGCTTTATCTTTTCATAGTCTGTATGAGTTGCTTCTATCACTATTGCCATTATTTTTCCTCCAATAAATCAGCATTTTCATGCACATTTCCAATAACTTCCATACATTCGCTCAAATTGGAATACCCTAAGTTGTGCGGTTCTCCGAAGTCGTCTGAGTCCCATTCAGACCATTCGACAACTTTGCTGTGGCGTTTTTCGTTGCCGTAGTAGCAGGTCGTATATTCGACTATATCGCCTTCATAAATATCTTTGCCGTTCTTGTCTTTAATCCCTGTGTATTGCTCGACTATCACATCATTAGTGGCACTTGTTGTGTCATTAAACCACACATCATCTTCTTCGTATGCTTCGCTTGTATATGTCACATTCCCATTCGGAACTATCATATAACTTTCTTCGTCTGATTCGTCATAATAGCGTTTTTCGTCTTTAATCCAAATTCTAAACTTTAACTCTCTCATTCTTCCTCCTCCCCACAAAGTTCGTCGATGGCGTAGTATTCCCCATCTACGAACATGAATACAAAACCGTCAAAACTTATCATTGACAGAAGATTATGGTCATCGTCGCTCGCTGAGAAGCCACTTGTGTATCTGTCGAATTGGGCTTGCGATATTTCGTTCGCCTCTGCCCATGCTCGAATTGCTTTGCGAATCTTCTCGTCTTTGATGAGCGGCTCTTTAATTTCCTCGAACCAGTCAGTTAATATATTTGGGTTCTTCTCTAACTGGTCCTTATGAACGATAGTGTATGAGATGCCACGACACGGCACCATATGGCCCGCCTCCTCGATGTAGCATTCAGTTCCAGCCTTAAATGCTGGTATGTCTCGTTTTAGTTTATATCGTTTCATTTGTCTTCTACTTTCTCCAACAATTCTTTTGCGCCGTTCGGGTTGCCCATGCCGTAGTTAATACCGAACTTGTCCGCCTGACTTTTATTTAGGCTGCACCACGAAGCGAAGCCTCTGCTACCAGGTCTCGTACTACCAGGCTCGGTAGCGATTATAATCTCGCTGAGTGGTATAGTGCTGTCCCACGCCCAGTCTGGTATAACTACAGTATCTTCTTCCATCGAATCTTCCTTTCTTTAACCCCATCTTCTTGCTTATTATCTTTCTCGAACAAGGTCGGTACGCCCTCACGCCCAGCATAAAGCGTAAAGTCTCCATCATTCCAAACCTTTAAAGCGTGAGATGTTTGATGACGATATAAACCGTTAGACATTAGCTTTGGCTTGTTATATACCAGCGTCTTTTTTGGTGTTCCGTACATATACCTATCAAGTCTGGCGTCTCTAAAATACGGCGGGTCGTCGACAAGTCTTATTCTTAATTGCGTTGGAGTGTTCTTTACCTCAGCTTTTAGCCTAGTGCCACCATCTTCGAAATAATACACTCCGTCGCTAGGGTAGATACTTTTGTCCATTGGCATATTCCTTATACTTTCATCCTAAGTGCTATTAGAGCTAGTTGCACACGCATATGCTTCCATCTGTTGGCGTAGCTCTCATACTGTTCGTGGCAGTCCTTGCATAGACATGTATAATGTTCCGACCCCCCCCCCGACATGGTGGCAAGTCAAGTTCTCGGTTGTGCCACATAGCTGGCAGTAGCCTATCTCTAAGCACTCCTTGCGAATCGAGTTGTATTTGCTTTGCCCATAATGTGTCCATCTCTGCTTTTTCATCTTGTTTAGCGATATGCCTAGGCGCGCCGCTTTGTTCCTTCGCTGTTGCTTCTTCCCGCACTTTCGGCACCTGACTTGGTCGTAATGTCTAGTAAACACCAATACTTTTCCACAGTCTGGGCAACGGTGTGGGTAGAACCACAGCTTGCGTTTGAGTTTAATTTTAATCATTTGTTTTTACCTCTTTTAGATTGAGCACCCTCTCAACTTGGTGCTCAATCTTGAATATTATTCCTTTGGCCTCTCCCACTTAAAGAACTGAGTCTTGCTTTGCCAGTGGCGCTTAAACACCGCTAAATCGCAGTATTTATCTACCCTCTGACCTCTCCCATCTTGATAAAAGACTTTAATCTCTATTTTTGCGGTTCGTCCATTTTGGCTCTTGACCAGTCCATTGCCGTACGGCTTCCACTGAGCGTCGAGCTTATCTAGGTCGTCATAAACAACCGACTCTCTGCCCTTGCCAACGATCGAGTAACTTATCGTTGCTTCCATCGCTCCGAGGTATGCTTCCTCTCTATGAATTATCTTATTGTCTCTCATGTGTCTCCTAATATGGGCGAGCGACGGCTTCTATGCGATTTGTATATATTGTCGCCGCTCGCTAGGCTGGAGCTTACCTGAACAAGATTAGAATTCTTCGATAGTTATGCTTTGATTTGATACTACACCCCAGCCGTACCTATTTTTATGTACGGTAGCATGTTTAACGTCTTGCACTAAGACAAATCGGCATCGTCTACGACTGTTGGCTCACCGTATAAGAAGTCGATTGAATCTCGAATGTCTTCTTCCATTGTGGTTCTCCTTTTACTGTTCTGAAGTTCCCTTCTCGGCAGTCGTAATTTATTGCTACAGACTGTAATGCCCCAAGTAGACAATTTACTAGCTCATAGTCTTTGACGTCATACTCGACGATAATTCTAGCTTTCATCGCTGTTCCTTTCTTCTTCACTTTCGCCTATCTCAGCTTCTACAATCTCTACTTTGCGACCACCGTTATCTGCATAGTTGCCATTAGAGTCCATCTGGTCATATTCGATAGCTTTCTGCATGTCGATAGATAATGGGCCATACTTGCTCAGTATCTGCTTTAATACCGTTTTACGAGCCATTGAGTCAAAGTCGTCCTTCCATACGCCAAACCCTTTCTTATAGGTTTGCGAGTATTTCTTGCCATGTGCTTCTAGGTCTTCTTTGCTCATATAGAGCGTTTGGCGGTAACCATTTACAAGCTCGAAATATGCGCAGTACCCGATAACCTTTGCCTTTTGTCGTTCTGCTTCCGGCAACCATTCAAAGGTAATATCGCCAGTAAGATAGTTGCGCTCTTTGATTTCGCCTTCGCGGACATCGGTGCAGTTGATCGTTCGGTATTGACCAGTGCGTTGGGCAAGTTGTACGAATCCTTTCCACCCAATTTGAAGTTGTACATCGTTGCCATACGGAATGATGTATGCCTGTCCAAGACTCTTATTGAACGGCAACTTGACTGACGCGGCCATTAGACAACAGTTGTACAGCTTGATTGGGTCGCATTTTCTGATTGCTTCGTCTGAGTTTACGAGGCTCAACACACTGCTCATAAACTGTTGCGTCCCCTGGCCGAGCACATCTTCGGCTTTGGCAAGGAACTCATCGTTATGCACGAGCGCTTGAATCGACATGGTTTTCTCGCTCATTCTTCTCCTCCTCTATTATTTTCTTTACCGTTTCCTGCTGGCGTCGAATTGCTCTTTCTAGTTCACTCTTCTTGCTGATTGTCTCCATTAGTATGAGCATGTGTCGGATTGCGCAATCGTAGCCATCTATAAAGTCGCTCATAAGCTATAATCTCCGAGTTCTTTTACTTCCGTAAGTTTGAAGTCTGGTTCTTTGTCCCCGAACGCGAGTATTTCATCTATACATCGTCTGAACTTTCGCTCGCCACTTTCCATAAACTCTAAGCT